GTTCACACCCCTATCCCCAAGTCTTTTAATTCACCCCTTATGGAGTTCTTGAAGTGATGTATAAATACAATGAAGGCAATCTTATTGCCGAGATCAAAGACTATATTGATGGTACCTACGGTGAGCATTACTCCACAACTAATTATCAAGCAACTGAGTTTATCATAGACGGTGGTCATGGTGAGGGTTTTTGTATTGGTAATATCATGAAGTATGCACAGAGGTACGGCAGGAAAAATGGATATAACCGAAAAGATCTTATGAAAATTATACACTATGCGATTATTGCAATGTATAACCACGATCTATACAATGAGGAGAACTAGATGTCTGAAATTGAGATTTCAGTAGATGAATTAAGAAAAAGAAAAATATTTGTTGCAACTCCAATGTACGGTGGGATGTGCGGTGGTCAATACACTAAGTCCTGTGTTGATTTACAAAAACTTTGTGATCATTACGGTGTAGAAATTGATTTCTTTTTTCTATTCAATGAATCACTCATCACTCGTGCAAGAAATTACTGTGTAGATGAGTTTTTGAGAAATGAAAAATATACTCATCTGATGTTTATTGATTCAGATATTGGATTTAATCCAAATGATGTATTAACACTAGCTGCTATATCAGAACCGGACAGTGATAAAGACATAGTCTGCGGCCCTTATCCAAAGAAAACTATCTCTTGGGAAAAAATCAAGGTTGCTGTAGACAAAGGTTTTGCTGATGAAAATCCACAAAAGCTATCAAACTATGTTGGAGACTATGTTTTCAATCCAGCAAATGGTGTGAACGAGATTCCACTAGATAAACCAGTCGAAGTGCTTGAGGGCGGTACTGGATTCATGATGATTCAGCGCAAGACATTTGGAAAGTATGCAGAAGCATATCCAGAATTAAAATATACACCAGATCATGTTAGGTCCGCAAACTTCGATGGATCACGGCAGATCATGTGTTACTTTGATGCTCTTATTGATGATGAGTCCAATCGCTATCTTTCTGAAGACTACATGTTTTGTCAGTGGTCAAGAAAAATTGGGCTAAAAGTTTGGATGTGCCCATGGATGAATATGTCACACACTGGATCATATGTATTCGGTGGTAGTCTAATTGATCTTGCTCAAATTGGTGCAGCTGCCACTGCTGATGTATCTCAAAAACTTAAATAGGTATTTTTGTTTACTTAATATATTATGTGTGATATTATATTTGAGTTAACTATTGAATTTTGTCATTTATGTGAGGATAAGAAATGAACATCTCTCAAAATACTCTTTCTGTTCTGAAGAGTTTTACTTCTATTAATCCATCTTTGTATGTTAATTCTGGAAATGTGGTGAAAACAATTTCTCCACAAAAAACTATTATTGCTCGGGCAGAGGTTGACGATTCTTTCGAAAAGCCATTCGGTATTTATGATCTAAATCAGTTTTTGAGCACCGTAAGTATTTTCGAGTCACCTGATTTTAATTTTGGTGATAAGTCTGTTGAAATTAAAAACGGTGTGGCATCAGTCACTTATGGTTATGCCGACGCTAACATGATTATGCAAGCCCCAGACAAAGATCTCGATCTGCCTGACGTTGTTGTTGAGTTTGAACTCAAAGATGATGTGTTCAAGAAAACGATGGCCGCAGCGAGTGTACTTCAGCTTCCAAACTGGTCCGTAATTGGTTCAGGTGGTGATGTCATCCTCGTTGTTGGTAATTCAAAAGACGAGACATCCAATACATTTCGAACTGTGGTAGGTTCAACCGACCTTGAATTTGATTTGGTGTTTAAGGTTGAAAACCTAAAATTCATGCCAGCAGACTATACAGTTCGAATTTCCTCGAAGGGCATCAGTCACTTCTCAACAAATGGAGGTAAGTTACAGTATCACATCGCTACAGAATCTCGCTAATTGAAAGGTACTTTATATTATGAATGAACTTTGGGTAGAAAAATATCGCCCGTCAAAGATTGATGATTGCATTCTTCCAGCAGAACTCAAGCAAACTTTTGCTAATTTTGTGGACAAAAATTATGTGCCAAATCTTCTCCTCACTGGCGGTCCCGGTGTTGGCAAGACCACGGTTGCAAGGGCAATGCTGGAACAATGTGACTTTGACTACATTGTAATCAACGGCTCGATGAATGGTAACATCGATACCCTACGTGTCGAGATTAAGAACTTTGCATCGACAGTTTCTCTTACCGGCAATCGCAAGTATGTTATTCTCGATGAGGCTGACTATCTGAATCCTCAGTCAACACAACCTGCTCTCCGTAATTTTATGGAAGAGTACTCTAAGAACTGTGGATTTATTTTAACTTGTAACTTCAAGAATCGTATTATCGAGCCACTACATTCTCGGTGTTCGGTTATTGAGTTCAAGATTCCGACAAAAGAAAAACCAAATCTTGCATCTGGTTTTATGTCTCGAGTTAAAACAATTCTTAAAACCGAAAATGTAACTTTTGATCCAACGGTGATTGCTGAACTTATTAAAAAGCATTTTCCTGATTGGCGGAGGGTACTTAATGAACTACAACGGTATTCTGCTACTGGTAATATTGACACTGGCATCCTTATCAATCTGGGTGATGACAATTACAAAAAACTCATTTCTTTTCTAAAAGACCGGAACTTTAAAGATATGCGTAAATGGGTTGGTCAAAACTCTGATGTAGATCCATCCGTGCTGTACAGAAAGCTATATGATACTTCTTCCGAAAATGTAAGTGAAAGGTCAATACCACAACTCGTTCTTCACATTGCTGATTACTCTTATAAATCTGCCTTTGTTGTAGATCAAGAAGTCAATCTGGTTGCTTGTTTAACTGAAATTATGACGGACTGTGAGTTCAAATGATTAGAGAAAATATAAACAAATGGGATGTTGGTAACGTTTTTCCTCTGGTTGAAATCGGCGGCGATATCGTAAAACAAGATGATAGATATCTAGTCAAGGATAACAACTTACTAAATAATCTTATCGTGAGTTCAACACGTTTGAATGCAAACAAGAGTACCTCCGGCCACACACATCCTGGTCAAGAAGAAGTATATATGTTCCTCGAGGGCAGTGGCATGATGGAGCTAGATGAAAGGCACTTTTCTTTTAATGAGGGTGACATGGTTCTCGTGGAAGACGGTGTGTTTCATAGAGTTCACGCTGGGGTAAAGGGTTGCTACTTTGTTTGTGTCTTTGATGGCAAGAGGTCACACCAATGATAGTAGCTCTTACAGCTTCTACTTTTGATTTACTGCATGCAGGTCATATTCAGATGCTCAGAGAAGCCAAAAGTAAGTGTGACTACTTGATATGTGCCTTGCAAACTGATCCAACAATAGATAGACCTAAAGAGAAAAACAAGCCAGTGCAGTCAATCGTGGAGCGATACATTCAGCTCAGTGCTGTCAAGTATGTTGATGAGATTCTGCCGTATTCAACCGAAAAAGATCTTGAAGATATTTTAGAGGCTTTTGATTTACAAGTGAGAATCCTTGGTGTAGAATATAGAGATAAGGACTTTACTGGTAGAGATATATGCAAGCGCCGAGGCATTGATTTGTATTTTAATACCAGAGACCACAGGTTCTCTACTACAGAACTTCGAAAGCGTGTTTGTGATGAATCCATTTGATTATGTAAATGCAATAAATTCTGGTAAGGACATCATGTCAAATACTGACAATGATGAACTAGCCGAAAAGGGGTATAACCCATACCTGACCAACCGTCAGTTCTCATATTTTGAAGATACTGTTCACTATGCCAACGTGATGAATATGTATTCACACCTAGAAAGTAAACTGCAGTTTTCATTTTTAATAAATATGATTAGGCCTAAGAGGCGCTTTGCCAAATGGGCCAAGACTGAACATCACGATGATCTTGAGGCGGTGGTAGAGTATTATGGGTATAGTTATGATAAAGCCAAACAGATCATGGATATTCTGTCTTCTCAACAGATAAAAGATATAAAAGAAAAGCTTGAGAAGGGTGGTTTGAAAAAATGAGTTTTGATATAAACAATCTCGTCGAAGTGCGACTGAAAAGCGAGGACGACTTTTTAAAAGTTAGAGAGACCCTCACCCGCATCGGCGTTGCATCAAAAAAAGAACAGACGCTCTATCAATCGTGTCATATTCTGCACAAGCAGAAAAGGTACTTTATCGTACATTTCAAGGAGCTATTTGCCCTTGACGGTAAACCCTCAAATATGTCAGATTCAGATGTTGCCAGAAGAAATACCATCAGCAACCTTCTGAAAGAATGGGATCTTGTAGAGATCGTCAATCCGTCACAGACTGATAGCCCGGTGGCTCCCATCAGCCAGATCAAAGTTCTACCATTTAAGGAGAAAAATGAATGGGAACTGGTGGCAAAGTATAACATCGGAAAGAAAAAAAATGATAAGTGATTGAGTTCTTTGCATAAAAAAATTAAAAAAGTTGTTTACATCTCCGGATATTCCTGTTAGTATGTATATATGATGAATACGGAGATAAATCATATGTTCACATTCGATGATCAAACCGTTTCTGATCTCCACAAGGATGCTCGTGGATTTCGGCCACATGCAGCTTTCATGGAAGGTTGGAACTCGTCCGACGATGAGAATAAGCAAGCCATCTGGGATGGTCTTCTCCGTGAACTGGACCATGTCCAGGCTGAAGAGGCTCGTATGGAGCGTAAAGCTCTCCTCGATTTTCATGACATGCTTGAGCGGGTCATCGAGGCTGGTGCTGGCGATCGTCAGACCGCTCTTCGGTGGATGATCCAGCCAGCTGGTGAAAGGTTTTATCATCAGCAGGACGTTGAGCATTGGGTGTGGAACCAGGGTATCCTGTTCACCGACTACGGTCGGGAGCTCGTGAAGGAGCTCATGGACATTGTTACTTTTGAAGAGTGGGAGACAGCATAATGTTGTTTTGGGAGATCAAGAAGATAACAAGGTTTGCAGCCGATTGGATTGCGCCTGTCGGCTTCTTCACAGTGATGGGTTTTGTATGGATTGCGGCTTGCGTCGTGGCGCTTGTCGATTAGATTGATGAGGAAGGCATAATGCAACCTGGAACACGAGTAAAGCTCACTGGTAAGAGCAAACACGGTAAGAACCGTATTCAGCAGTTCGGTGAGGACTTCTGGGTATCAGAGGTTCGCGACCGTCTTCAAACGACCACGCATAAGAACTTGCCTGGTCCCTTCTTAATGG